CGATCATGGAAGTTATTGACGATGAGCGTTTTTATGACGCATTTGACTGGAATCCGAAAGATGGCGGTTTTGCACCGACCGGAGCGGTATATAAAAAGACTGAGGACGCAGATATTGTAAAAGGCAAAGAGTACTATACAACATCTGATGAGCAGAGCTATTCAAAAGTGGAAAGCCCTGTAAAAGAAAGTCTCAGCACTTATTATGAAAAAGCACCGGGCAGCCATAAGATCAACGTACTTATTGCATGCGGACAGACCTGCAAGACAGTTCCGAAGATCAACAGTATCTATTATTTTGCACCAGGTACACATACAAAAGGAGATGGATATCTGTATCAGAACAGATCTTTCTCTGATGTATTTGTATTTCCGAATGGACGCGACGGTAAGATTGACAGTGTTTATGCCGATGTAGATACTGAGGAATATACAGCAACGGAAGAGTGATTTGAGGTGAATACATGTCCTACAAATCATATGTAACCGAAGATTATTATCAAAATCAGCATGATGGTGATATTATTCCGGAAGAAAAAATAGAGAAAGCTTTGAAACAGGCATCCAGGCACATTGATTCCCTGACTTACAACCGTATTGTGAGTCAGGGATTTTCTTCCCTTACAGAATTCCAGCAGGAAATCATCCGGGAAGTCGTATGCATGCAGGCAGATTTTGAGTATGAGAATGCGGATGAGATCAACAGTGTGCTGTCTTCGTACAGTATCAACGGTGTATCTGCACAGTTCGGCAGCAGTTGGAATGTGTTCACGGATAAAGGCGTGGCGATGAAGCGTGATGTGTATGCACTGTTACAGCAAACTGGATTATGCTGTATGTTAGCGAGGTGACCATGTGAGATACCCATGTTTAGTACCGAAAAGGCTCTGTAAGACAGACATTACCTGTACGTTCGAACAGGAAGGACTGAATGAGTATGGTGAACCACTTGAAACCATAAAGTATTCTGGTAAGTGCAATTATCAGGACAAGGCAAGAACAGTTCTGACAGCAGAGAAAAAGCTGGTACAGATTACCGGCACAGCACTGTTTCCGGGGGACATCTGCCCGGAACTGCCGGTGATCTGCGGCGGCTCTGCGGTAATCTTCGGTGTGAAAAGACGAATCGAACAGGGGACAAAGGCAAGAAACCCGGATGGATCCGTGAATTATACGGAGGTGATGCTGGTATGAGTAATCTGATCAGCGTGAACTCAGTGATAAAGCTGAACCTTCCGATGATCCGAAAACTGACCGAGGCGCAGACAACTGCCTTAGAGCAGACGGCAGAGGCATTACATACGGAAGTTGTACAGGCGCAGGTATTTCCGCGAGATACCGGAAATCTCCAGAATGAAAGTACATTTCTGGACCGTTCTGAAAGCAAAAACGGAAAAGTTTCCATTGTGTCCAGTACACCGTATGCTCGCCGCCTGTATTTCCATCCGGAATATCACTTCCAGACGGGAGAAAATCCGAATGCACGAGGCAAATGGTATACAGACTGGCTTCCGGGCGGCAAAGAAGCTGATTTTGCAGCCAAAGCATTCAAAGAAATCTACAGGAGGCTGACGGGAATATGATGATGTTGGAAGATGTAAGAGATTATATCGCGTCTCTTGATGTGGCGGATCATGTGTATATGGGAAAGCTCCCGGACAAGGAAGACAAATCCGTCGGAGTATACAACAGTAAGCATCAGAACGCATACCACACAGCGCTCGGAGGTCCCTCTCTGGAAGGCTACGGCGAGAAATACGTAACTTTGCTTGTCCATTGGAACAAATCCCCACGGGAGACTGAAAAAGCCACTGTGGAGCTATTCGAGAAGCTGAGAGCGGTACGTGATGCAGAAGTAAATGGTGAGACAATTAAATTTTTTCAGCCACTTTATGATATTCAGGATGTCGGTACGGATGATGCTGGTATTTACGAAATGGTCATAGAAGGGGCTTTTATTTTTGAAAAGAAAGAAGGTAAAGAGACATGAAAATGAATCTTCAGAAGTTTGCAGGGAAGACCAATGTATTCCCGGTTTCTGACAACCAGTTCAAGCTTGGCGCAAGCAAGGAAGCAGCTACAATGCCTGCAGATCTGGAAACTTTTTCTCCGTCATTTTCTAATGGAGTAGAGACATGGATTCCTATGGATGCCGAGGGATGGCAGAGAGCATTAATGACCGCAAAGGCAGTAACGATTACGCTCAGTGGTAAAAGGAACATCGGAGATACCGGAAATGATTTTGTAGCCGGAAAAACATTTACAAACGGCCACGATTCAGAAGCTTATTTTGAATGGATCATGCCTGACGGTACAAGTATTTCCTGGCCGAATGCCGTGATTGATGTCAAAAACAATTCCGGTGGCGATGCCACAAACGTAGGCGCACTGGAATTTGACGTGATCAGTAATGGAAAACCGACGGTAACACCGGCACTGTAAAAGGAGATAAAATGGCAAAAGTAGTAAATATCACAGAAAAGCTGGAATTTGAATCCAATCCGATTATGGAAATTGGAACACTTGAAGTTGAGGTAAAAGCAGATGCTGAAACAATGCTGAGACTGATGGGAGTTTTTGCAGAAAACAGTGAGCTTGAGGCAGTTGGTAAGGCGATGAACCTTATTTTTGATCCGGAAGACGTAAAGGCCATCTGTAATCTGAAAAGAAATGGAAGAAAACTGTCTGCAGGATCTTTGATGACCATTGTCCAGGAAGCGATGAAACTTGTACTGGGAGAAGAAGAACAGGGAGAGCAGTGACCCGTACTATGATCTGATAGAAGACTTTGACCTGGTTGTGTCTTCTTTTCAGTCACAGTACGGGATTCGTTTGTCCAGGGAGCTGCCGGCCGGAATGAAATGGGAAGAGTTCCGAGATCTTCTTGTAGGAATCGGGCCAGATACAGCTCTTGGAAGGGTTGTTTCTATTCGTGCAGAGGACCGGAAAGAAATTTTGGAGAATTTTACACCAGAACAGCACCGGGTCCGAAATGCATGGCAGTCGAGGCATGCAGAATTTATTAAAGCACATACATCGAAAGCGCAGGTGGATGCACAGATGCAGGCAATGAAGATGGCATTTATGCGCATGGCAGGCCTTGGAGGTGATTAAAAATTGAAAAGTTAAAGGTAAGATGCCCTTTCTGTGGACACGAACAGAAAGTACAGTATGCTCCGAATGCAAAATGCCGGGGTATCTTTTACAAGTGTCAGGCAAGGCACTGCAAGAAAGAATTTGAAATAAAAATAAACCAGGACAAGTAGTGCCACTGTGCCGATGTCCTCGTGACAGAGGCAGGTGGTATATATGTCAGCAACAAGCGTTGGACAGATCGGTCTTGATCTGGTTGTAAATAAAAATCAGTTCGAAAGTCAGATGGCCGGGATAACCGGCATGGCGAAAAAAGCAGGAGCGGCACTTGCGGCGGCTTTTGGAGTAAAAAAACTGGTTGATTTCGGAAAACAGTGTCTGGAACTGGGCTCTGATCTTGCGGAAGTTCAGAACGTTGTAGACGTTACCTTTCCGAAGATGACTGCACAGGTCGATGAATTTGCCAGAAGTGCAGCGCAGAGCTTTGGTCTGTCAGAGACCATGGCGAAACAGTACACCGGTACATTCGGTGCCATGGCAAAAGCTTTCGGGTTTACCGAAAAGCAGGCTTACGATATGGGTTCAACCCTGACCGGACTGGCAGGTGATGTGGCATCGTTCTACAACATTTCTCAGGACGAGGCATACACAAAGCTAAAATCGGTATTTACCGGTGAAACTGAAACGCTTAAAGATCTCGGTGTGGTAATGACACAAACTGCTCTTGATTCCTACGCTATGGCGAATGGATTCGGAAAGACAACTTCGGCAATGTCCGAAGCGGAAAAGGTAGCCCTACGTTATCAGTTTGTGCAGGATAAACTGTCGGCCGCACAGGGCGACTTTGCACGTACTTCTGGAAGCTGGGCGAACCAGTGCAGGATACTGAGTCTGCAGATACAGTCTCTCATGGCAACGATCGGACAGGGACTGATCAACTTATTTACTCCGATCATTCGGGTAATCAATACGGTGATCGGAAAGCTTGCTACACTGGCAAATGCATTTAAGTCCTTTACGGAACTGATTACAGGGAACAAATCCAGTGGTTCTGACAGCAGCGGTGTAGCGGCAGTTGCAGGAGCAGCAGATGATGCCGGAACCGGTCTGGAGAATGCGTCTGATTCTGCATCCAATCTGGCAAGCAACACGGATAAGGTTGGACAGGCAGCACAGAACGCAGCGAAAAAGATGAAAGCCCTCATGGGCTTTGACAAGATCAATAAGCTGGATTCACAGTCAGATTCAAGTTCTGGCAGTTCTTCTACTCCATCAACCGGAACAGGAGGCACCGGAGCACTTGGAAGCGCGGTTGATTTTGGAAACCTTGCTAAGGGTGATACGGTTCTTGATAAGACAGATAAAAAAATGTCTGCACTGATAAAACGGTGTCAGGAACTTGCGAAACTGTTCAAAAAAGGATTCGAGATCGGATTTGGAAATTCACAGAAGAAAATTGACTCCATAAATGAATCCGTAAAAAGCATCGGCAAGAACTTAAAAGAGGTCTTCACTGACACTGCAGTCGTAAATGCAGCGAACCGATGTGTGAATAATATTGCTCTTGCATTTGGAAAAATCACAGGATCCATAGCACGGATAGGGCTTACATTAGCAGATAATCTTGTTGGTGGTGTTGATAAATATCTTGCGAAGAGCAAGAACTATATTAAAAAACGCATTGTTTCAATGTTCGATGCGACAGGAGAGATTGCAAAGCTTACCGGAGATTATTATGTGGCCTGTGCAGATATCTTTGATATTTTTTCAAGTGATGATGCGAAGGGAATCACTGCAGATATCATTCAGGTATTTTCAGATGGTTTTCTTGGAGCGGCAGATCTGGCGGTTAAATTCGAAAGAGATTTTGTATCACTTTTTACTGTTCCGATTATCCAGAATACAGATAAAATCTCCGGAACTCTGGAGAATATGCTTTCCCGATGGAGAACTGTATTTGATGCACTTTCACAGAGTGTTACAGATACGTTCGAAAAAGCTAATGAAGTTTATGATCAGTATTTTTCCCCATTTGTGGATGCAATTACACAAGGCATCTCAGATATCCAAGGAACGTTTCTGGATGCATACAATACGTATCTTTCACCGATTCTTGATTACCTGGCGGATAAGTTCAGCACTGTGTGGTCAGAGCATATCCAGCCGGCATTGGATGGGATTCTTGAACTGATGGGAAAACTGTTAGAGAACCTGGGAGCCTTGTGGCAAAACACATTGGTTCCGTTCATCGAATGGCTCATCAACAACATCATGCCGGTCCTTTCGCCGATCATCGGAACCATCGGCACTCTGATCCTTGATCTTCTGGCGGTGGCCGGTGATGTGATCAGTGGAATCACTACAATTTTAGGCGGATTTCTTGATTTCTGTACAGGAGTATTTACCAGCGATTTTAGCATGTGCTGGCAGGGGATTGAAGAAATCCTGCAGGGATTCAAAAGGATTGCTGCTTCGATATTCGATTTTGCGAAGAAAAATATCCTGCAGCCGTTTATTGATTTTGTGAAAGGAATTTTCCAGACAGACTGGTCAAAGAGTTTCGGAACATTAGGCTCTGTTTTAAACACGTTCCTTGGTACCGTGCAGCGTATATGGGGAAATATAAAACGCGTATTCAATGGGATCGTGGAATTTATTACTGGTGTTTTTTCTGGAAACTGGAAGCAGGCATGGAACGGAATCAAGGAAATTTTCGGAGGAGTATTTGGCTCTCTCATAGCACTGGCAAAAGCGCCACTGAATGCCGTGATTGATCTGATCAATGAATTAATGAACAAGCTGAACTCAGGACTGGCGGCAATTGAAAACGCGTTCTCATTCAGTTATGACTTTAAGAATCCGATTACCGGAACAAGACATTATGGACATTATGGAATGTCTCTTCCGAGAGTACCAACTATTCCACATCTGGCACAGGGCGCATACGTCAAGCCAAACACACCACAGCTCGCCATGATCGGTGATAACCTGCACCAGGGAGAAGTTGTAGCTCCGGAGAATAAACTGAGAGAAATGGCAATAGAAGCTGTCAGGGCAGCAGGCGGATCCGGTGTCACAAGGGAAGATCTGGAAACCATAATGAACCGTGCAGTGATGCGGATCATAGCTGCTCTTTCACAGATGGGATTCTACCTTGATGGTAAAAAGCTGGCAGAAGCTGAGAATGCAGTAAAAGCAGAAATAGATAGGCGCTTTAACACCGTGGACATTAAGTAGGAGGGAACATGAAAAAAGGCGAAATTTTAAAATCAGGAGATGTGGTCCTTCCTGCACCAACCACCCTGTCTGTAGCAGATGAGATCATATGGACCTCAGACACCGGAAGGACGCTGATGGGACGGATGGTTGGAGATGTAGTAGCTGAGAAGAAAAATCTCAGTATAAAGTGGGAGTGGTTGACAGACAAAGAAGTGAAAATGATTAAAAACCGGTTGATAGCCGGCTTTTTTCCGTTCACATTCCATGATTCAGGAATTGATTTTACGATCGAAGCTTACAGGGGAACGCTGACCAAAGAACATTACGGTTATCTGGGAGATGGGAATTATTACTACAGGACGGTTTCAGTAGATGTGATACAGAGGTGACAAGATGATCAATACAAGCATAGCATTCCGCAGAGCATTAAGCGAAAACAGGGAGTTCAGGATAAAAGATACGATCACCCTGAAAAATAAAAAAGAGATTCCGATTCCGATGATGGATCTGAGAGAGTATAAGATCAATGAAGCTACTTCTGCATCTGGGAAATTCGAAATAGGCGCTGCAGTGATTAAAGAATACAAGGTTACACTGGATAATTCGGAAGAACAATATGATGACTGCGATTTTGAAGATGCCAATATACAGGCTGTGATCGGCCTGAAACTGGCGGACGGAACTTGGGAAGATCTGAAAAAAGGGCAGTATCGGGTATATACGGCAATATTTGGCGAAACCACACTACAAATCACAGCCTATGATGAAATGATCTATTTTGACAGACCGTACAGTGAATGTACTCTTTCCTATCCGGCAACGATCCGGGACATTGTACTGGATGCCTGCCGGCATTGTCGGGTGGATTGCGAGTCTGGTTCAATTGAGATGGGAAACTACATTGTCAAAACAAAACCAGAAGGAAGCATAACGTATCGAGACGTGATTTCATATTGTGCACAGATAATGGGCTGCTATGCACGAATTAATCATCTGGGACGGCTTGCTTTTGGATGGTACGATTTTTCGGCAGTAGGATCCGGTGATCTGGATGGCGGGATTTTTGATACCGCATCACAGGAAAAATATTTGTCCGGTGATGAAGCTGACGGCGGAACATTTGACGATTACAGTTCCGGATATACATACGATGGTGGCACATTTGTCGACATGGACACTTATCATCATTTCTACGATCTGTACAACAAATCAATAAACGGAACCGACATCAATGTCACAGGAATCCAGATCACAGCAAAGAAAGACAGTGCAGATGAAAAATATCTGTATGGCACAAATACATACGCACTGGAAATCAAAGACAATCCTCTGATCCAGATAGATACGATGCAGCAGGTAGCGAAACACATAGGAGATAAGATTATCAACAAACCGTTTCGTCCGATGAGCATTTCTGTTCAGGGGAATCCGGCAATCGAAGCCGGTGATGTAGCTGTGGTATCACCAAAGACAACATCTTCATATACAACCGTGATCACAGACACCACATTCAGCCTGTTTGCGGCACAGTCGATCTCATCCACAGCCGAGACACCAACTGCAAAAACATTCACACGCTATGGAGCAGCGACAAAGCTACTGGAAGCCGCACGGAATTACACTGATCAGGAAATGTCTGCCTACGACCTTGTCGTCCAGCAGATGAGCCAACTTGCTGCCAACACCTTAGGTTTCCACGAGACAAAAATCATCCAGGACGACGGTTCCGTGATCGTGTACCGGCATGACAAACCGAAATTATCCGAATCAAAGATAGTATATAAATCCGGTATTGATGGTTTCTTCGTAACGAGAAGCTACACCGGCAAAGATTCCACTACAGCCTGGAAAGCAGGATTCGACAGTAACGGCAATGCAGCCCTCAATATCCTTTCCGTGATCGGCATCCACTGGGATTGGGCATATGGTGGAATATTAAGTCTTGGTGGAAAAGGGAATGGAAACGGTGTTCTGAAAGTTTTTGATGAAAATGGAAAGTTAATCGGCCAGTGGGACAGAAACGGTATTGTTGCACAGTCAGGGAAGTTTTCCGGGGACATAACCGGTGCCAGCGGTACTTTTTCAGGCAGATTGGATTCCCAGACAGGAAATATTGCAGGATGGGATATTTCAAGTGAGGGACTGAGTGCCGCAAAAATGAAGATCTACAGTAATAAGTCTATTAATGCAAATGATTCACCGGATGATATTTTTACTGATGATCCTTATACGAGAATATATAAGGATGGTATTACAACAGATCAGATATTTGCAAATGAAATTAATTTTACACCTAAAAAGGGCAGCACGTATTACAAAGGCACCACGAAAACAGTAACTGTGGTAACGGATGTAAGCGGTTCAACTGTTAAGTCCACAAAATTAACATTCATAGATGGAATGCTGGTTCATGAGACAGCTTAAAAGGAGGGTAACATGGCAATAACAATGCGGCATGGTCCGTACAACAAATTTGATCCTCAGAAACTTCGTACCGGTGAAATTGCTGTAGTGACAGAAGGAGATCCCCACGCATCCGACGGAAAGGCAATCTACCAGTGTTTTTCCCCCGGTGATGTAAAACGTATGGCAACCTATGAAGATATGCTAGATCAGATTGACGAGGCCGGAGGAGATGCCATCGACAATCATATTGAGCAAAAAGTCGGTACAGCTCTGAAAGCCTGTGAGGATGCCACAAAAGCGGCGCAGGATGCAAAGACGAATGCAGACAAGGCGGTTTCCAGTGCGAATACTGCGGCATCGAGTGCAGATACAGCAGCTAAGTCAGCAAATGAGGCAGCAGAAAAGGCTCTTGAAGCTGTAAAAAAGTGTGAGGGTCTTATGGATAACACGAGGGTAACAGCACTTGAAGAAAAAATGGAAAAAGTACTGGAACTGCTTAAAAATGTTGTATCTACGGAGTAGGCCCATGAGCAGGTCTGGGATTCCCCCGTAGGGAAAATAGAAATGGTAACTGAAAATCAGACACAGAAAGGAAAACAATATGTCAGTAAAAACAGTACAGGCCGTGATTAATGGCCAGACTTACAACCTTACCCTGAACAGCAGCACAGGGAAATATGAAGCAACGATCACAGCACCCGGTAAATCCAGCTATACATTAAGCGGACACTATTATCCGGTCACTGTAAAAGCAACAGATGATGCCGAGAATACCACTACAAAAACAGATTCAGATGCAACGCTCGGCGGTTCACTTAAACTGCAGGTTAAAGAAAAAGTTGCACCGGTCATTGCAATCACAGCACCGACAGCAGGAAGTTACATTATCAACAGTAAGCCGGCGATCACATTTAAGATCACAGATGATGATTCCGGTGTCAATCCGGCAACTATTGGAGTTACAATCGATTCCGGTTCGAAAGTCACCGGCGATTCCATCACAAAGAAAGCAGTATCAGGTGGTTATGAATGTACATACACACCAGGTTCAGCCCTGTCTGACGGAAGCCATACAGTCAAGATTGATGCAGCTGATTATGACGGCAATGCAGCAGTCCAGAAATCCGTTACATTCAAGATCGATACAGTACCGCCGACATTGTCCATTACTTCACCGGTTGATGGTCTTGTTACAAATCAGGCGGCATGCACAGTCAAAGGTATTACCAACGATGTTACTTCCAGTCCGGTTACAGTAACGATCAAGCTTAACAGCGGAAGTGCAGAGGCTGTGACAGTCGGATCCGATGGAAGCTTCTCCAAAGCCCTTACACTGGCAGCAGGAAGCAACACGATCACGATCGTAGCCACAGACTATGCAGGCAAGACTACAACTGTAACCAGAACTGTCAAACTTGATACCACACCTCCAACGATCAAGAGCGTTACGCTTACTCCGAACCCTGTTGATGCCGGCAAGACATTTATCATCAGCGTAGATGTAACAGACTGATATGGTGACCAGAGTATATGGCCTTGCCAATGGTACAGAGGTGATATTTTCCCATGCAGAGGGTAATGCATGGGAAATCACCGTGCCATGGACAGACGATGGAAAATACACAGCAGAGATTTTTGCAGAAGATGAGGCAGGAAATCTGTCCCATCTCTGTTCAATGCTGTTTGTGATTGCTGTCCACGAACTGCAGGCTGCGGTTGTATTACATGAAATGTCTGCACAAGTTGACGGTGAAAACCGGAGATACAGTACAGAATTTGTGGATCATCAGTTTATGGGAATTGTACAGGA